GCGAGCACTACCGCTGGTGGAAAGGCGAAGGCAAGGATTGGATCGACACACGGAATGAAGATCAACTGTGGCACTATAACTGCCTCGACTGTGTTTATACCTTCGAAGTAGCCAAAACACTAGAACAAATCACCCCAAAGATGCCCTTCGGGGACATGACCTCCCAGGTAGAATTCGTCCATCGAGTCCATCAACCCACAATACGTATGATCCTTCGGGGCATCCGGCAGGACCGCACCCGAAAGCAGGAGATCCAGCGCTCGATCGAATCCTTGGTCAAAGAGCGCCAAGAGTTCATCAACTACGTCGCAGGGCATCCGTTGAATCCTAAAAGCCCAAAGCAAATGATGCGTTTCTTCTACGATGACCTGCGGCTCGATTCGGTCGTAAATCCTAAAACCCATCGACCCACACTTAACGAAGCGGCCCTTTCAAAACTCGCAGCCAAGCAGCCGGTGCTAAAGCCTCTTATCGACGCAATCCTCGAATACCGTTCCATGAGCGTCGTTCTCAAAACGTTCGTCGAGAGCCCCCTCGACTGGGACGGCCGGATGCGCTGCTCTTTCAACCAGGCAGGGACCGAGACCTTCCGTTTCTCCTCCTCCACGAATGTATTCGGAAGCGGTGGGAACCTGCAGAACATACCACGGGCCGACAAACTTAAGGGCGAAGAGAGCCCACAGGCCGCCGAGCTGCGCCGCCAGATCCGCCGCCTTTTCCAGCCCGATCCGGGCTACATCCTCGCCGAGTGGGACCTCGACCGGGCGGATCTCCAGGTCGTAGTCTGGGAAGCTGGAGACCAGGAACTAAAACAGATGCTCCGCGAAGGCATCGACATCCATACAGAGAATGCGAAGCTCATTGGTTGCACGCGCCTCCTAGCGAAGCACCTCGTCCATGCCATGAATTACGGCATCACGGCCCGTACAATGGCCCGTCGGTTCGCAATGACGGTCCACATGGCCGAGAACACCATCAATCGGTGGTTCGGCGCCCATCCATCCATCCGCCGATGGCATGAACGGATACAGCATGAACTGCGTACAAGGCGCTATGTAAAGAACCCTTTCGGCTTCGTCCGCTACTATTTCGAGCCGCCGAAAGATCTTCTAAAACATGCCCTTTCGTGGTGCCCGCAATCGACCGTAGCTCTCGTAACTCTCCAGGGCCTCGTGAATCTCGACAATCAGCTGCCGGAAGTCGAACCTCTCCTACAGGTCCACGATTCGCTCATTCTCCAGATCCCCGAAGACCGGTGGCCCGAGATCAAACCCAAAGTCGACGAGGCCCTCCGTGTCCCTATTCCCTACGAAGATCCGTTGATAATTCCCATAAGCTGTAAATGGAGCCGCGATTCGTGGGGAGACGTAGAGGAATTTAGGGAGCCCTCAAATTCGGAATAAATGGCGCAAAGAAAACTCAAGAACTGGCTCAATGCATATCTCGAATACACTCGCTATAGCGAGGCGCTGGAGATCTTTCACTTCTGGTCCGGTGTCGGCACGCTATCCGGGGCTCTGCGCCGCAAGGTCTATTTCGATCAGGGTTACTTCAAATGGACTCCAAACTTCTACATCATCTTCGTGGCAGATCCGGGCATCGCTACGAAGTCAACGACCGTAAACATCGGCGCTTCGCTGTTACGGGAAATCCCTAACATCCACTTCGGCCCGAACGCCATCACAACCGCGGCCCTGATTCCGTACCTCGCGAAGGCCGTGGAGCTCGTGCAGATGCCAGACCAGACCTTTGTACCTATGTCTTGCCTCACCTTCGTTTCATCCGAGCTCGGAACCCTTCTCGATCCGAGCGACCGTCGAATGCTCGATATCTTATGCGACCTTTGGGACGGCTGGGAAGGCTCGTGGTCCAAAGTTACGAAGACTCAGGGAAGTGATGAAATCCTCAATCCATGGCTCAATATCATGGCCTGTACAACCCCTAGTTGGCTCGCGGATAACCTGCCGCGCCAGGTCGTAGGGGGTGGTTTCACCTCCCGCTGCGTCTTTGTCTACGGTGATGCAAAGAGGCAGCTAGTTCCTTATCCTAAAGAGGTAATCCCAGAAGAACACGAGGAGATCCGTAAGCTACTCCTCGCAGATCTCGAACTTATCTCCACTTTAAAGGGCGAGTTTAGCCTAACGCCAGAGGCCCGAGAGCTAGGCATCTCTTGGTACGAAGAGCATTGGAAGAATCCACCTGCCGAGCTGGCAGCGGATGAGGCGTTTAAGGGTTACCTTACACGCAAGCAGGGCCACGTTCATAAACTCGCCATGGTCCTTTCCACCGCCGAGCGCGATGATCTGGTCATTACAAAGGACCTTCTCGAAAAAGCCATCCGTATCATCTCAGCGGTAGAACAAGACATGCCCCGTGTCTTCCGTTCGATCTACACCACTTCGGGCCAAGAAGATACGTTGCACCTGATCTCCTTGGTGAAGGCCCACCCTGGTATATCGAACGACACGCTCTACCGGCTTTTGCTCCATCGAATGAAACTAGATGACTTCAAAAGCGCCCTGAGCGCCGCGGCCGAGGCAGGTCTGCTACGAATCGAAAACCAGGCCGGCGTGGTTCGGCTCTATCCAGTTACTCCGAAGGATAAAGGGCAGTGATATTCCTATAGAGCTGCATATAACGCCGTAGCGTCGGTAGGCCTTTCTCTTCCAGCGCCCGGTCCTCGAACCGTCGCTTCATAGACTGGCGGAGATCCCGGCCCGTAATCTGAAGCCCCGGCGGGCAGTTCTTATTAAACCGCCGGATCTCCTTGAGCACATCCGCCCGGGCCTCCCGGCTCTTCCCTTTTATGGCCGCAGCCATGGCGTTATAGAGCATTTCCCGACGCGCCTGGTAGAACTGCATCGCCTCTCGAAGCTCCCATTTCTGGTCAAGCTTCCGCGAGAGCCTACGCGGCGCAACGCCCATTAGTTGCCCGAAGATCTCCGCCTGATGCTCAAAATCAGTTAGGTCAAACTTTACAAGGGGCCTGCCGCGGTAGTCCGTAGCTTCGCCTTTTATTGCATACTCCAGACTCTTCGCCACCTGTCGAATAGAGGCCGGAGCCAAAGTCTTCAGGCGATAAAGTGCCGAGGGTGAGTCCTCGACCGCAGCCCGCATAAAGTCCATACTCACCTGCACACCAGCCCCAAGCGCTTGCTTCGCCGTCTGCGTAGCCCACGAGCCGAAATCGCCCGAGCCTTCTGCAATCACTCGGGCCGTAGGCTCTATCGGAAGGACCCGCCCAAGCTGGATAGAACTCGAAAAATCCATTGCCGGGAAGGGTAGCCCAAAGAGCTGTGCAAGATTATAAAGGCCAAAAGAACTCCTCGACAGCCCGTTCATTACGGTATCTGGATCTAGCTCAAGCTCCCAACGCTCACTCTCGGATCTCCTTCAATCCCGAACAGCCGTTTCCCTAGGCTTCCGAGGGCACTTATCATCTCCAGGAGATCTTCGGCAAACGGCAAGCCCTTGATCCCTCCAAGGACCAACATCATAAGCCAGAAGCGGCCCCGGCCGGGCTGTGTAAAGCCGAAGTACAGAGCGTGTTGCATGAAGGTTCGGAATATAAAGAACGCGGACTTTTTGCCCCATGCTGCCTTGAACCTATTCCACCGGGCATATTCAAACATCGTAGTATCTACAGCCTTTCGACCATACTCCCGAGCTTCCGCGACCGAAAGGCCATCTTCTCGCCCTAGCCTGTAGGCTACAAGGTCCATAACCCTTCTATTAAACTCTTCCGAAACCTCAAACGGCAGGACCCCAGCTTCCGTGAGCCGCCGCCACAAGAGCTTAGCCCGCCGGGCGTGCCCGATTGAAAGCCTTTCTAGTAAGTGCGATGAAGCTATACCAGCAACCGACGAAGCGAAACTTTCGTTTACAAAGCCCCGGTCTGCGCTCCAGTCCATTAGTTCGTTCTCTTCAGGAGACAGGTTCGAAGGGGCCTCGCCTCTACGAAGGGCCTTAAAGGCTGAAGCGACATCCTTAATAGCCTTCGCCATCGCCTTCGCCACTCGAATATCCGCTTTTATCCCTGTCTCACGCCGCGTCCCTACAAGCCACGGGTATGCGATCATCGGCAACTGCGAAAGGTTAACCACTACCTGTTTCGGCACGAAAGAGAACCAGTAGGCAAAAAGCCCAGCCCGGATCGCCGATAGTTCATTACCAGGGTTCAGAACATATTGCCTATGCGCTTCTGCGTATTCGTAAACTTGCTCGACCACCGTTGCTGGTAGCCCACTGCGTTGAAGGTCCATTGCTTGCCGATGAATGTCTGCCGTCGCGGTTTGCAAGGCATGTCTGTACTTCAGCTTCGCCAGGAAGTTCGCCCCATGCAGAAAGTAGTCTGCATACGCGCGCATTGCGTCTTGGCTAAAGCCGGCGATTCCGCGCCGTGCCTTAAAATGTTTAATAAACGCTTGCGTCGGCGAGTACTTGAGCTGTAGTATCTCCAAGACCGCTTTTTTCTTCGGATCACTAAGGTTCAGGTCTTCTGCAAGAGCGTCAAAAAGCGCCGGTGGAATTCCAAGATAGGGCCTTGCTACTTCCGGGATCTTTGTTTCCGCCACGGCGAATCTTTTCGCAGAGAAGCGCTTCAGGACCTTCGGCAGGTCCCGTTTCATTTCTGTCTCTGTTTCGTAAGGCAAAGACTCTACAAGATCCCCTGTCCGGACCTTCCTGCCTTCGTAGACCATAGGCTCCCGCGCACGAACGTTAATCCGATAAGGCCCAAAGCGAGCATGTGGGAAATAGTGCCTATTACGAAGCTTCTCCATTTGCGCCCGGATCTCGGCTTTCTTGTCAAAAGCTGCTATAAGCCCCTCTTTGCTTGTAATATCCACTTCCCGGTCCACTTCTGCCAGCGCAGCCTTCTCTACTTCATCCAGGATATCTCGGAAATCCTTGAAGATCCGTTGCAGCACTTGAAAGGCATCCCCATCGAGCTCATGCTTGAGAGCCAATTCTCCCTGCTCTTCGTTCGTAAGACGCCTCCCGAGCTTCTCCGAAAGGGCATCTGCTTCGATCCAGGCTTCGGTTACCCGTTGGGATCTCTGTGTTCCCAATGAAAGCCACAGATCGAGTGTCTGGTCTGCCCTTCTCATAACTTGAGTTCGCTCTCTCCACCAGCCATCTCGAATAAGGGCAATATATCGCTGCAACGCTTCGACCTGTGGATACCGCTCCCCTATCTGCAGAAGGGTATAAAAATTCCTTTGCAGCCACCCGAACCGGGCGAAGTCTGCCATTAAGCGGCCCTTATCGACTTTGACTTTAAGTTTCCTGTAGGTCTTCAATGTATCAAGGGCCGCCATAATTGCCGGCAGTGGTATCTCACGAAGGGCCTTCGGTGGCTCTGTTCCAAGACGTTTCCTATGCCACTGCCGAAAAGAAAAGACATCCTGAACCTCCGGCGGCAGACTCGTAATTACGGAACCGAATTTCTTTCCTTTATGGGCTTCTCCGAGCTCTCCGGAGAGGACTCGCTCTGCTGGTTTCTCGGCAAGTTCCCCGAGGTCTGGTGGGAGAACGACGGCCGCGGCCTTCTCGTACTCCTGCAACAGCTCCTTCTTTACGTGGGGCAGCAAGCTCCCACTGAACGCCGCTGCTAACACGGCCCCAAGCAGGTCGGCTTGGGCGGACTCCTCGCCTAGCTGCTTGGCGATACCTCTGTAACGCTCTACTGTAATCTGACCAATTCTGTTCATAAAGCCTCCTAAGTTTCTTGTACGCCCTTGCGGAGAAGCTCCCAAGGGCTGCCTCCAAACTCGAGAATTCCTGTGTAAACTTCTCACTATGCCCCGGAACTACGTCGTGGATTAACTCATGCTTCAAAGTATGCAGCACGGACGCGGCCGCTTGTTCGGGTGTTAGTCTTTCCCACACTCTGGGCGGAAACGGGTTAAGGAAAACCCCCGACTCGTAAGACGGAGGAGGCATACTTTGGTTCAAACCTAAAGTATTCTCGGCTAGTAAAAGCCCGAAGTTCTTAGTTTTCCACCCCGGAGGCGTACTTGTAAAGAAACCCGAGCGAAGAGCCTCCTCATTGATCCTCTGGAGTATTTCCCGTGAAACGTCAAATATCCCTGAAAGAATCCGTCGAAGGCCCTGATTCTCTACCAATTCTTGGAGGTCCTTTTCACTTAGGCTTTCATCTTGGGGGTAAACCCACAGTTTCTTACCCCCCTTGAAGGACATTTCCACTGGAGGAGTATACCCCTCGATCTTGCCTGTCAGTGGCCGCACCAAATGTTCGCCGATCAGCTTTTCCAACGCTGACTGCGTCGGTCCGACCAATTGATCCTTGACGAAAGGGTTAGCATAATCGTTCGCTGGAACCGTTGGTCGTACATCTACAAATACCTGGGCCGGAAGTTTGCTTCCTTCCACAGCCGCGTAAGGAAACTTTAAGGTCTGAACCCAAAGGCCCGTGTCGCTCACCTGGTACTCCAAATGTGGCTTTGTTGGATGACCTAGCCTCTCGGAGCCATAAATAGTAACTTTAGCTCCCGGAATCTCCCCCTCGTAGTAAACCTTTCGTCCCTCCGACTGAACCACAAGGGGCTTACCTTCAGCTTCGATTACTATATTGGCCGGCGGCTTCGCAGACAGAGAAGCGAGATTCGCTGGCCCTCTAAGAAGTCCCTGGGCAGGTCCCCCAAGGTCTATTTCTATCCTCGTCCCTGTTGGGGTCTCTGGCCCCACACGCTCTTCCTTGACCGGTCTCCTGGAACCTCCTCAACTACCGTTTCCGCTCTTAACCTCTTTGCCCAAGCAATACTAGGTACAAGTGCCCTCCCTTGCTCACCAAGAAGGCCACGGAATGCTGCCAGAGACAAGCCTGGACCAGTATCTTGCAGCTTCAGAATTCCTTGCTTCCGGTCCACTGAAACCTTGAGCTCTGCACCTTCTACCTCCTCCATCTTGCGCAGTAGTAATCCGGTCAAGCCTGTAGAGACATCCTGCCCCCAGCCCTCTGGTATCTTGGTAAGGTCTATAGTCTGCGCAGGACCTTTAGCCTCTGATACCTGTACTTCCCGCGTTCCGGGCAGTGGTTCCTCAGCAACCTCCTCCCGAACCTCTTCCGTAAGGGGCAGTTCTCCGCATCAATAATCTCGTCCGGAACGTAGGGTTTCCGCCTCGGCACCGCTTCACCAATAGCCCCGAAAAATCCACCACCTACCGCACCAGCGGCCATCGCGTTGAGGATCTGAGAAACGGTCTCCGGCGTCATGAACTTCTTGGCACCAACGGAGGCCTCAGTGGCCGCTTGAATCGCCTCCTGCGCCGCCTCGGTTTGACTCTCGATAAGTATGCTTTTTCCTATTTCCTTCCCTGCCTGTTTCAAGCCTCCGGCCGTTACCTCTTCCGCAAATTCCTTTGCTGAAGTCCAAAGAACCTTTCCAGCAATCTTTGTAGGAACGACGGAGTCTAAAAGAGCCATCGGCAGACCTGCAATCGCAGCAGCGGCTGGCTTGTCGAAGCCTTCGTCCCGTAGATCAGCGTACAGATTCCCCGCATTAAGAATAAAAGAAACGGCTCCTGCACCAAGAGCTGCACCAGCCACCGTACCTGCCGGACCAGCTATCGAGCCGAGCAGACCTCCAAGCGCGGATGCCGCTCCCGGTGGACCTACCGTTCCCAAGGTAAACCCAAGCCAATCAGCAAAGTTATGGAACGATTTAAAGGCATCCCCCAACCGGGTTACGTGGGGTGTAAGCTGGCGAGCCTCCTCCTCATCCGCTCCCATCAGGGCATCACCCCATTGTTTGAGTCCTCTAACCCCAAGACCCGAACCAACCATAGAGAGAGTCCCACCTATACCCCGTGGAATCATCTCCCAACCGGCCTTCAGACCGGCCGGAAGGCTAGTTACGAGAGATACCGGTGGCCTTTCTACCGGTACGAGCCGGATATCTGGGCTGTCCCTAGGAACGAGGATAATCTGCTTACTTTGTTCCAACTCGGAGTTCATACGTCTGTCCATCTCGATCTAAGTACCACTTGCCGTCTTCCCCTCTATAGGCATCCGGGTATGCTTCCTTGATCCTCGCTTCTAGGGCACTTCCGGTCGGAATTTGGCCTGTGCCCTTATACTGCCTATATTGCTGGACGTAGTCCTTTACCCTTCGGTTCACCCACTGCTCCAGTTCCTCCGGCTCCTCTGTTGGCAGCCTATTCTGCAGCTCAGCGTTCACCATCTTTGCAGCCCAGTTAAGCGCATCGTCCGAGACGCCACCGGTAATCTTGGCCTGGGAAATCTCAAAATTGAGCCGCTTTCTGGCCAAGTCTAACATGCCCTCTCGGTACTCCTTCTCAGTCTCCTGGCCTGCCCTCTGGACCTCCAGGCCTTTCTCTCTTAGCTTCACCTCCTTCTGGCGAAGCCTGTAGAGCCTTTCAGCCTCCTTCCGTTGGGCCTCCAGCTGCTGTTTGTCAAGCGCAAGTCGCTCTCTTGCAGCCTTGATCTCTGCCTTGGTACGCCTCTGCTCGGTCTCTACCCGCTGAGACTCAAGCCCAACGCGTTCCCTTTCCAGTCCCACACGTTCTCTTTCTATTCCAAGGCCCTTCTCTCCCTGCTCAATCTGCGCTTGCGTAGACCGTTCTTTCCGCTCTTGCTCCCTCCTTGCAATCTCATCGAGCATCCGCTGCCGCTCAAGCGCCTGCTGCATCATGTTATAGGCCCCTACGCTTTGCCAACCTTGCGTCAGGGCGTTCTGGAATCTCGAAAACTGAGACTCATTCCACCTCGGATTCGCCAAGTGACTCGCCACGCCGTACATCCATGACATGACTTTGGGATCCTGTAACATACGCCACAGGTATCCTAGACCACGGGCTTCACCCGTAGGCTTCGCCGGCTGTTGCACCGCGGCCCCTACGGGCAACTGTTGATTCGCTCCTCCGTACATCCGGGCGTAAGGATTTGTATAGAGACTCTGAAGAATAGTATTCATCCTTTGCCCTGTAAAGTTAATAGGAATTCCTGCCATTTCTTAACCTCCTAAAAACATCATCAACGGTGGCGGCGGGTTTACGACCGCTGCTGGAAGTGGGAAAAGCGACGTAACCTGCCCAGCACCCACGGTCGGGGCATGACCTCCGCCAAGGCCTGGAAGGTTCAAGCCGCCGCCTCCTTGGCCTCCAAGAAGCCCGAGAAGATCCGAAAGGTCACCAAGGGAAGGTTTCTTTTTCTTGCCCTTTTCCTCTTCGCCCTTTTCTTCCTCTTTACCTTCCCCTTCTCCACCCCCAACCGGCTTTACTGGCATCGCTATCGGCAGCGGTGGTGCTATCACCGGAGGCGTAGCCATCGGCGGTGGTGGCGAAACCACAGGCGCGGGCGGCGTTGAAATCTCCGGCGGAGGCGTTCCTATGACATCAATCGAAAAAACAGGCCGTCCGCTTTCATCGACTCTTACCGGCGCTTCCCCAGGTCCCTTCCTTGCTTCCTCTGCTCCTGTAGGTCTCCTCCCTCTGGTCGAAAGCACCGCCCCAGCGACAGGCCCAACCCAAGGAATGATCTCGGCCCCAGGAGGCAAACCGGCGCCTCCCCTTCCAGGTCTTTGGCCTTCTACCGTAGTCCTGTAAATGGGCCGCCCCTCCTCATCGTAACCTACAGGCCCCTCTTCGACCTCTTTACCTTCCGTAGGCTTTTCTTCCCCCTCCGCAGGCTTCTCCTGCTGCTCAACCTCCTGCCGAAATTCCTCTACCGAAGGAGCCTTCGTTGCGCCCGAATGCAAGGCATAGGTCCACAGTGCCACCCAAAACGGATCTGCTGCATGCAAGCCGATCCAGTTAATAAAATCCGGACTCAGCTCCCCACTCGGCGCGAGCCCGCCTACCTGTTCGACGAATCTCATAGCCCCTTTCGGCAGCCCCGTAATCGGATCACCACCGGTGGTTGGAAATTCCTCCCACCAAGCGTTAACTACGGACTGTGGCAGCCCAGACTGTGGAGCTACGTCCATCCCCGGCTTCCACCAAAAAGGGTTTTCGGGGCTCAACTCGGGAAACGGCCACTTCGGCGGCACCTCCGGTTTACCGCCTCCGCTCCCAAAAAGTTTCGAGAATAGCTGGCCTAGGGCCAGGCCCCCTTGAAGGAGCCAACCCGGCGGCCCGGCTGCCGTTAACCCTGGCGTTGCAACTGTCGAAATCATACGCTACCTCCTTAGAAAATCCTCCCGAGCGCTCCGACGATTTTTGGCAACAGGGGCAAGAGCGAAAGAACCATCGACGTTACCTGTTCGGGCGTTCCGACCTCCGGTGCCTGCACCACAGTCTGAGCCTCACCACCGAAAGGCCCACGAATCAAATTCGCATATTCCGTTAGCTTCGTAAATGGCAAGTTCTGCTCATACAAATGCCGCTGCATCGCCTCGCCGATTCGGGCCTGTTCCAGTGCCCGCTGCTGCGCCCCAATACCAGAGAGAATCTCGGCCGGCCGTTCCCCTAGCTGCCCGACCGTAGGGGCCATTTGCAAGCCGCTAAGCAGAAGCTGCAATCCCCTATTATAGGCATCCGAATACATCCGGCTCGAAATATCTCCGGCCGCTTGGGCTGCCCGCTCCATAGCCTGAGCCTCAGCCAGGGCCTGCCGCGAGCTCCCGGTCTGACCTGCCAGGCCCGCCCCGGCCCGGATTGCTGGCAATGCCTGTTCCGTGAGCCCTGTCCAAATAGGCCGCAGAGCCCCTTCGACGGCCTTGCCCAGCCAGGGATCTCCAAGAGTCATTTCTGGGCCTTTAAGAAGTTGCTGCCAACCACTCGTAGCGGCGCCTGTAATTTGCGGCAGCCCTGTCCGGGCGTATTTGGCCAACGATTGCTGGGCCTCTTTTTCCAACGGCGTGAAGCCCGCGACGGTCTCGCCAGGAAAGAACGTAGGCCCAGGACTCTCATAGAGCTTCTTGGCCTCCTCGAACGTTTGTTCCAGATAGGGCCGTTGAAATTCCGGCGGCCCTGTTCGCGATACGGTAGTAGTCGTACCTCCTGCTCACTTTAAATCTCCTTCCCTACAATGATAGCTTCTGCTTTCCAGCCGAGGGGTTCTAGCCTCCGCTCTAGGCCCCTCCGACCGATAGCGTCCAGCTTCCGAATTCCAAGTCCCTGTGCGTAGGCTGTAAGGGCCTCGTCTAGTTTCCCATCCCACCGATGGCCATCAGTCCCGGCCACTGTAATCACGCGAAGAATCTGTTTGAGTGGAAACTTCACAACCTGGGTAGTGGCAACCCCTAAAAGCTCCCGCGCTTTTCGATCCCAAACGAACCACAACTGCGCCCGGTCGGCGAGCAGCTCTGCCAAGACATGATCCGGTGCCATCTGGCCATCGGCGTACCTTAGCGCCCGCTTGACGAAAGGCCGGGCCAGCCGCCATACGCGAGGGATATCCCCTTTCTTAATCCTAGCCACTACAATTTCACCCATGATCCACTCACGTATTGGTAAAGCCCCCGGCCGCTTCCCGGATTCCAATCCGAGCCATCTGCGAACCGGAACATACCCTCGCGGGGCTTGTCCGGCTCCGCGTGGCTCTCTTTGAAAAGGCCCTCGATCAGTTCCATCAGGACCTGGTTCTGCGAGATAACAAGACCATGCAAGTACGCTAGGGCCTCCTCCGTATCTGCAGGCAGAACGCCCGGGGTTTCTAGATCTAGTGTAATCATAACTCTCCCAAGGGAACCACATCCAGGTCATAACCCTGGAGCTTCCAGGCCGCATCTGCCGTTTCCTCGAACCGGACAGCTAGATACCGTCCCGTTCGATAAACGCACTTATACGTATCAGTTCCCACCTTAAAAGTAACCGGCTCGGCCCAATCTACATCGCCTCCTGGATCATCTTGCGATCCTACGTAGATAGTCAGCTCCGTCCCGGCATCGGCTATAACCCGAGGAGCAATGCCAATTAGCATCTTTACCTTCGTCGGATCTACAATAATCTGGCCTTCTCGACTCATACCAGCTACGGCCAGGTCGGTTCGTTCCAGATAACTGCGGAAATTAGAACCTTTAGCCTGATACGAAGAATCCACGAGCACAATCCCAGAAGTATCCGCCGGACTCATCAAGATACTATTAACCGGAGACATCCGCCCCATGCCCCATTGCTTCGTACTTTCCTCATCCCAGGTCAGGTCCGCACCAGAATCCCAAAGATCCTCCGTGGCTCCGATCTCGTAAATAGCTTCCGTTACGCTCCGAATATCGGGCAGCTCTCGAATAGACCAGGTATTCTCGACCCAGTTCCAAACTAAAGCCATATCCAAAAGCGCACCGGAGCTGGGGAAGCAAACCCAGATCTCCTTATTATCCCTGTGCGCGACGGCCCGGGTAAGGTAGAAGGTGCTCGAATCCAGATTCTGAAAAAACCACTTCCTCATCGCAACATCCGCTACGCTCTGTACCGTAGTTCCATCGTGCACGACTATGTCGTCTTGGGTTACTACGAAATGCCGCTTACCGAAGCGTACTCCGCACCCCTGGGCAAGCATACCCACGGTCTCGAAAGCCTTACGAAAGTTAAAGATAGAACTCGTCCCGGAAAGGGTTTGCTTCCACGCCGAAAGCTCTGTATAGATAATATTAGCATCCCCTAACTGCAGGGCATCTATTAACTGATCCTCTCCTTCGGCCAGGGTAACTTCCCCAGCATCCTTCGATGCATCTGTTTCATCCCAGCTAGAAGGTAGAGTACCCGGATCTGCCCTATGGGACCATTTTACCAATCGGCTATCCCGAGTTCCGGACTTTGTTACATCCAGGGCAATTAGGAAATTCTTGAAGGGCCGGATGACCTTAGCTACGGTATTAGCTGGCCAATTAGGCAGGTCCACCAGCCTTTGCGACAAAGAAGGCGGGTTCCATACCTGCGGGTTGTCCACTCCGTTCGTAATTACAAGCATCCCATGGAACATTGCCCCGTTCCAGATATCTAGGATACCACCCGCATAATTCCCACTGGCCCTAGTAATCTCTGCCTGAGAAGCTCCGGCTATAGCATAGATCTTCTCTAGCCCTGCATAAACCCAATATCTGACTCCTTCCGAAGGGCAATAGAAAAGAGCATAGGGAGCTACGCTAGGCGTTGCGGCCAAGCTATAGCCGTTGCACTTCATGGCAGAGAGGTCTTTAAAACGGACATTCTGCCCGTCGCTCCAAGCCTCCGGTGGCAAATCATAGGCCGGGATGTCCTTTACGATTCCTCGCTTGCCTGTGTTGTAGATAGAGACGTACATTCTAGCCTCCCATAAATACCGCCCGGGCCGCCTCTTTTCTTGCTGTATCTACTCTCTGTTCTGCCTTCTGAAGATCCGCCGCGAAGAGCTGTATGGCCGCGTTGTCTCGAAGGAATCTGGCCATAGCTAGGCCCGTCTTGGCAATTAGAAGATCCGGAGCATAGGCCAGCCATGCATTTTCGAGATCTTCCTCCTGGTCCAGCGTCTGCGCCGCGGCGTAGTAGAAGACTCGTAGGCTATAAGCCGCGTCCGGCTCTGGGAAGAAGTACCATTTCGCCCCTACCAGATCATAGTGAGTAGGCCTTCCGGAATCCTCTATGTACGTATCCGAAGCCAAGGCATCGTAGTCGTCCTTCGTAAGCTGGTACTCTTCTCCGTCCGTATCGGTCAGGTAGATTGGAATATCCTCGTATTCCATCAAAAAGTCCGAGGGAACATCCACCGTTCGCTGCTCAGCCACGGTAGTCAGATTCGTGTCCTCAGCCAAGAGGAACCACGGAAGCCAGGGAGACCTTTCAAGCTCCGTTTGGGCCAAAAGCATCTCCGTTTTAATCTGGTTGTCCAGACCGGACCTCTGGCCTAAACGGGAAGAGATCAGATTTATCGCTTCGGATCTATACATGTTTCTTCTCCTTCATATGCCGTCGCACTTGCCCGGTGGCCCTTGCATCCCGGAACATCCGAAACTGGATACGGCCTTCGTGGATTCTAAAATCTAC